CACCATCTTCCACGCAGTCCCATCATCCACAGCCACCGCAGATCACAACCCAGCCTTTGATGATCTAATGATAGGAGCTAGAGGTAGAAATCAAAAGACCAACCCTGAAGAAGAATAGCCATTCCAAGTAGAGGGCCCCAAGATCCGCTCCATATCCGACCTCTACCCCACTGTTGAGTCCTTCTTAGCTGCTGCCAATGCACTCACCGACAGTGACCAACATATCGAGTACAAAGATACCGATATCACCAGCATGCGCCTCAAGCCCAACAAACAGTCCTAGCTATCAATCACAGATGGCAGGCACACACTGAAGCTGCTATCATCCACTAGAGGACACTGTTTCGAAAACGCTCTCTTAACTCTAGTAGCCCCAGGACAACCCATCGACCAGCTCAAAGCTCAATTTGAGGTTTACCACTAAGATGCTTATGGTGGTTTTAAAGTCGATGACGCATAGAGAGTATGTTAGGCTGCTCAAATAACTTGCCTTTCTCTAGAGAACTTCTATGCCTAGTTCGCCACTAACAACTTCAAGACTCTAGTCAATGCTAGAGGGGAGAAATCATCCATATCACCGGCCATCTTGTACTCACACAAGCACGCTTTTCTCCTATATGACCCTAGAGCTAAGTACCAAGTCCTCCGCGACACACCCTAATTCCAGAGAGCCCTCGCTAACCCAACCTTCGGTTTCACTCCAGCCACTGATGTCGTCTTCTGTCAGAAGAAGAACAAGAACAAGGACACCAAGCCAAGAATGCTACAACCTGCAGACTTCATATTCGCTGACCTCCCTGAAGACTGTGGCTGTGGTCTACTCTCTCGCTGTGCCGTTCTCTACGTGTAACAATAGAGTGGACTCTCTGTCAATTGGCCCATACCCTGTTGCAAACCTGTCGCAGTCATTTACATGATGGCCCACAAGCACAAGTTCCCTCAAGCCTTCGAACGAGTTCCTCTTGACCAGCCACTCACCCATTTCAAGAAGCTAAAGAATGTCCATGCGACAATCCTCCACGGTAACGCACCTCTCGAAAATGGTAACGCTCCTCGCATGATCGACAGGAAGGCAGCTTCTGAGAACACCCAGGAAGACCTCTACGATCTACATGTCTCTGTTACGCCTGCCCTTTCCATTCAGAAGACTTACGCAAAACCTCACTTCCAGCTCGACTTCACGGCTGAACATTTCTCCATCAAGGCCAACCAAAAAGGTCCCCTATTGACAAAAGCAGGAATGAAACTCTGCCGAGGTTACGCTATCTACGTCGACGGTGAAACATAACAACGCTCATGCCAGACCGGCTCATCACACACTCTGGCCCGTTTTATCTAAGACACTCTCCAGGCTGAGGCTATAACTCAGACACTAGGCACCTTCATCCAAGATCATTGGCTAGTCAACCCTAACAGTGATGAGCTCGACCCCAATACTGGCGCTGTTCTCGTTATCTTTGACATCGGCTCCAAGTACGTCTAGATCCGCAATTTGTTCCGCAACGCCATCTAGAAATTCCTCAAGCTCGCTAATGAGATGCTCGGTGAAGACGTTATTCCCTTCCCTCCTGACCCAAACGCAGCTTAGCAACCCAATGCACCACCCTAACCTCCTTGGCAAGTCTAAATGAATGCAGAATATGCAAGCTACCGCTCCTCGATCGCTAAACTTGTCAATCTACAAGGCTCAGCTGAAGAAGTTTTCCTCCAAGGTAACGTTGTCCCAGCCAACTACGCAGCACTCTTTGGTTTCTTACCAAACTTGGACAACTTCATTCTTAACGTGAACCAGCAGCTGATAAATCATCTACAGCCTGGAGTCCCACCCATCTTCAAGAAGCTACTCACTGTGGCTAACATACTCAATCGCTTCGCTTTTTCGCGTATAGTCCACGTGGCAGTAAGACCTGACCAGGACGAGTATGATCAAGTCTACCACAACGGTCAAAGATGGGCGCACAGCTATTTCAACTTCGACTCCATTGTAGTCAGGGACACGATCCAAAACGTCCTTGACTAACTGATAGATGAGCCTTCGCTCACCCAGTTTTTGAATGACAGATTAATTGACAACGCCGGTAACGTTCGTCACTTAGGCAACCGCAACCTCAGACCTCTCTAGAGACCATGCGTGTTCAACTACGTCCGAGCAGTATGGAGTTTCGATACCCACTACTACCTTACAGACTTCGACACCCGTAACTTCAGTGACTACTTGCATGACATACCTGTCCATGTCACTGGGGGCAATTTCCACCCAGTCTTAGGTAGCTACACCATGCCCTAGAGAGAAGGTACGTTTACAGTCTATGAGAAACGAGGCTGTAAGAACCTCCAACTGCAGATGAACACCAAAGGAGGCGCATAAGTGTACGATCATGACCTGATCACTTACCTCAACCCTTCTAGAGAAGTAAACAGTGGATGGTACACTTGGTTCCGCGATGTCACTTCTGTAGGACGCTTCCACGAGCATATCTACAAACACAAGAGGACCAAGTTCACTCCTAGGATACCTCAGATCTCTGTACAGACCCTCTGGATGACAAAATACCATGAGGCAGTCACAGCTTCAATGCCCAAGAATATCACCTCCTTCAAGACAGGTCTCCACGGTTTCCAACCACACAACGAGAAGACCTTTACAAAGTTCCTCACCTACATAAAAGACACCGAAGTAGGCAAAAGACCCAGCTTGGATATAATGCGCAGCACCAAGGATGACGTCGTCTTTTGGAACTAGACTCCTTTCATGCACAGATGCAGATAAGTCGCTAACGCTTTCCGCTTTGTCTTCAGGGTTCCTATGGTCGAAAATATAGCCCCTGAACCAACTCAACTCATTGAATCTCTGATGAACCATGGCCACAACCACTTCGTCATACACGGTCAGAGAGACATATGGGAAGAAGCACCGCTCTAGATCGAAAGGAAGATCTAAAAACAAAAACCCCAACCCATAACTGCTCAGGTTCGGTCTATACCTCTGAGCAATTACTACGTCACTAAGATGCCTATAGACCCTAAGGTTGTTAACCCTCTCATCGATCCTACAGGACAATGCACCGCAGCTATGAGAGAGTTCCACACCTACCTCCAGAAATATCCTGGCTAGACAGTCGATAAGACCCGCAACACCCTCAAAGTCAAGACTGACCAAGCTAGAGAAGCTACTCTCACTGGCTACGACATACTCACCGACAGAGACGAACGTCCCATAGAGTTTGACAAAGACTCTATCGAGAACATCTACATGGGCTTGTACAGATACTTTGGTGGCAACACTTCCCCTACTGAAGTCCCTCAGTTTGAGTAATTCTGCAGAACAGAGACACAGAGAGAGTTTTCTGGTATTTTTGAGAACTTCGAAGCAACATCTTTCATGGCCTACCCTCAAAAACAATTCGCTGACGACCTCCCAAAAATGAATCGCTACTTGAGGTCATTGCACAAATAATTAGGCGCTAACACCTTCAACTCCCACGTCTACTCTACGATGGTCAAAACCGGAGAAGTCTTCCTCACCAACTCACCACCTGATGAATACCACGTAGGCTCAGAGAGGCCTAGAAATATTATGACGCCGCTCACTTTCACCTAACCCTTACGAGCAGCTATTCAACACTAATTCTTCCCACATGTGAAGTAGAGAGTCACAGGTTTCGTACACGCTATGACTAGCACAGAGGTCGCAGAGACCATTTATCACAACAAATGGAATGACGAGAAACTCGGCAACTTCAACAAGACTCTCAGTATCGATGGCTCTCAATTCGAGTCCACTCAATTCTCCCAACTGAAGCGAGCAGTGGAGGAACCTTTCTGGCGCAGCCCCGCTGTATCCGACGCTCTCGATAAAATTTTTGAGCACCCAGAAAACAGGTTCTAACACTTCACTCCTGCCCAAGCCAAAGAAGCCTTCATCCAAGACTCCCTTAACTATGAAGAGACGGTATTTGTCCACTTACCTGGCATCAAGTCACAACTTTGGACTGAAAACCAAATCAAACTCTTCAAGAAGTACAGTCGAGGAGACATCGACGACTACTTGCCTCTCTCCATCCTCGGCACCACACCTAGCGGAGATGCATACACTACCCTCTTCAACACTCTACGCTCCAAGAGGTATTACGACTATGCAACTTAGGACATACGGCACTTCACTCTAGCCAGTGGAGATGATGTTATCTTGAGAGGCATGCGTGATCCTACTGCAGCTGTTTATCGGTGTGTCAGTCGTGACGATCAGTCTCCCAGCCCCCTTGGTTAATACGTCAAGGAGGTATTCTTTGGAAAGTACGACAGAATTGAGTTCTGCAGCAAATGGTTCTTCCTCACCCCTCAAGGACTCAAGTGCACCAGGGACGTCAACAAGCTCCTCCTCACTAAGCAGTTCTACAACAAGAAGAACTAGCACATTCTCAGGAACCCGGTCCTCCATCGTGTAGCTATCTTCCAAGGCTTCAAGAGCGAATAGGTCTCACACCTTCTTGAAGACATGCTGGCAATCACTATTGATGGTCAGTACTTAGCTGATGCTACCCCACCTCCATACTGGCTAAAGAACTACCCTCCTGATCCAGTCGCTTACTCCTGTGAAGAACAGGTCAACTATAGGTGTAACCTGTCCCGAGCCGATCTCATCAGAGCCTCATAACAGAGAGCCCTCGTGATTCGAG